GTTGGAAGAAATCTGAGGCCGCATGGGATCAGATGAATGAGAATGCCATGGAATTTGCTGAAGGAGTAAAACCTCGTTATTACGATTACAAAATTCACATGGATCAAACTCACGTTGCCAGTGGATTTGGAACGAATCTACTACCTGTAGGCATCACTACCGGTTTAGCGGGTGAATGGCTGGCTTCTGAGTTCGTTATTCCCGACGAGGGTGCCAATACTGTGCAGACTTTCAAGGTGCACATGATGGGCAATGATAACGCAAATGGCAAAGGCTTGGTGGCAGGCTACGCTCGTAGCCGAGCACTTCCCTTTGATCCAGACCCACGGACGTTTTCGTCCTTGAGTGAAAACTGGATTAGTCAGGTGTTTAATCAAGGCACACTTCAAACATCAGAAGTGCTGGATGATTTGGAAAACACCAATGATGGCTTACCATACGCAGACGATTACATTGGAGGAGCTACGGTTCCACTCAATGAAATTGTCGATGAAGTCGTGTTTCGCGGTACTGCGCAACGCCCGGCTCCGGGTTCGCGACTGAGTATTGGCGGCTTTACTGCGCCATGTGGTCTGATACGTATCGACCAATTGGCAGGAGCAACGCTACGAATGTACGTTGATCTAGTGCCTGGATCCCATCGAGGATACCTTTGTGAAAAGATGGGGGACATGTGAATGTCTCCAGAAGTTGAGACAGTCAAGGAGGCGGTCACTACCGCATCCCTTCTTAATCACTTGAAAAACAACCGAATCGAATACCTTCTGGGTATTGGGTTGTTACACCTGCTCGGTGTTAGTGATCGCCTCTTGGCACAAGTTAGCGGAGTTTGTTTCTAATGACAGACGACACCCCATGCAGTCAATGCGGTGGGGTTGACTTGGATAGGTTCTTTGTTAAGGACCATGGTGTTAATCACGTCATATGCAACGAGTGTTCTCAGGAGTGGATTGAATGATTACTCCAGTTCTCACTACGCCCTGGGCGCAGTGGAGTTATGATACCGCAAGGGAAGATGGTATATCGACCGACGAGGAAGTTTTCATTCACGGTTATTTGCAGGTGGCAAACATGTTTAGCCACACTGCGATCCCCATAAGTTTGACCAGGATGAGCAATCCGCACATTTTGTCATACGGGTATGCGGGCATAAGTGCCCAAAGATATGGAATAGCGGCGGCGGTCGCTGATCGCAAAGCATTCCAGCAAGCAAGTTCAGCTGCTTATCAAGCAGGTAAGAAGTTCGGTACGAGAATCGGCCTCAAGGCTGGAGCTCGAACAACGGGCAGAATTGCTGCACGTGCAATCCCGGGCCTTGGCTGGGCAATGTTAGCTTACGACGCATATGATTTGATTGCAAATCAGCGATTGTTTGGCGTACAACTTTAAGCGGAATTCCCCTCGTTTGGGGCATGAGCGGGAAAGTGACAACGGATTTAATCTTGATTATTCGGACAGCAAGGGTGCAACCATGCATCCGATGCGGCTACACCTATTGTGGGTGTTGGCGATAAATGAAGTGCAATACTTGCACGGAAGTAACACGGATCTACGGATCGTGTGAACAAGTAGCCCCTTGGCTTTGTACTTGCAAGAAGTCCTCGAGTTCGAAGAAAGAAAGAACAACAGTTCAGGACGCATTTTGGTGCAAGACTGGATGTTGCGAAGGTAGGCGCTGCATGTATGCACGTCCCGGCAGATGGGTATTCACCCAGAAGCGTGCGTAAACACGCACAAGCAGGCGCAACGATTAAGCGCCTTCAACTCTGGTTGAAAGGCGGAGAAGATGGGAATCCGGGGCGAATGTCACGGAATACAGAGTGGTTCTCAAATTCGGAGGGGGTAGGGCGCTACGGGGGGAAGTCTAATAGACCCCCTTCATTACCATATGGCCCATGGCCAAGAAATCATACAAGGGACCACGCATGGATCCCGCAGTAATGAGAATGTCTTTTGACGTTGAATCAGATGTGAAATATCTAGATCTCTCGCAATGTGCGAGTATTTTGAACCGCCGCTTCTACAAGCAAGGAATTCAATGGGCAGTTGCCCGAATTACATTTGTTGACACTGCTGGTACAGCAAATGGTACGGTTAACGTGCAGAAGATTCCCACGACCTGGGTAGCTGCGAATAGTTGGAAGAAATCTGAGGCCGCATGGGATCAGATGAATGAGAATGCCATGGAATTTGCTGAAGGAGTAAAACCTCGTTATTACGATTACAAAATTCACA